GTATTCAGTATCATATATCGTTTCGTTTGTCTTATTGATGTGTACCAAATAGAAATAACCACCGTTGTAATATTCGTAATAAAATTCTTGCGGTATATAGACTTTTTCACTGCCACAGTTGACGTTGTACAGAAAGTTAGCGTTTGCGTAGGCGCAATCTCCGCTTTCTTTCTGACCACTGAAAGAATTATAGACGCTTTCTGTCACATAGTCCCAGACGTTGTGCGTACTGTTCCACGTTCTATACCAATGATTAGTTCTGCCTGCACCATCCCAGCCCCATCCGCTGTAAATGCTGTTATAATAAGTTTGTCTCGCTTGCTGTGCTGTGATACTGTCCCACTGTTCGCCGTTGTAGTACCAATCACCAATCGTTAGACGTGTGAGAAACATAGTATTATTCGGCCAATTTGCTGTACCTATATAATCAGTGTCAGACGTCCAAGTCAAATCGCTGCAACTTCCGAAAGTCGCTGCACTGTCGTACATACTTCTGACTGCTGAATGAGCACGTAAATCGGTGCTAAATTTATACTTTAGATTGATGATAAGATAACCACCATCAAGTATCATTGTCTTTGGCGTGTTGAGTGTCATATATGGAATGGTACCGAACAAACCACCGCCCGTCATAGTGATATACAGTTTACGACTAAGACTGCTTGGCTCTCCGTCTGCTGTTTTGTATTCTGCAACGTTCTGCCAGAAAATACCGCCACGGATTGAATCTCTGTTGCTCAATGTCACTTCACTGACAGGCGTAGGAAAAAGACTGTCTAATACATACGGCTCTGTGTACGTCCAATTATGCAGACTTTTGAAAAATCCACTGATTAACTTGTATGCAGTGCCGTCTGGTGCTGTATAGTCTTCTACATACTGCATATTTGGGTCGGCGTTCTGATTGACAATATCGTCTTCATCGTCAAACTCTGGGAGTATGTTATCAAGTGGATTGTTATTTGCAATCACAGTCACTTTGTTGAACACTCCACCAAGAGAGACAGTCACATCAGAGCCGCTTTGTCCTATCTGAGCCGTAGTCTTCGGTGTCAGTGTGAGCGTCACGTTTGCGCCCTGCTGCCATGTAGTGCCGTTATGAGTGTAATGAGTCAGAACGTATGGACTGTTTAGTTTATCGCTGCTGACAGCATAGAAAGCACCTTTGTACTGTATAAGTGTCAGTTGTAAATACTGCATAATACTGCTGACTACTTCGTCACACTTCATCGGCTCTTCTTTTTCATCAAAGAAATTGCGCTCTTTGATAAAGAGATTATTAAGTATCGGACTGCTGCCGTTTATCGAAATTGTACTATCGATGTAGAAATCAGAAATAACGTGGCTTGGGTCAACACAATCAAAGCAATGAGACAGCACGTTTAAGAAACTGAAAATACCTACTGAGTCAGACTTGTTAATGTACGTATAATCGACGTTTTCTAACTGTGCTACGGTGTCAATTGCTTCTATCGTCAACGTGTCATAACTGCCTTGATAACTCTGTGTATAGACGTTGGGCTGCACATAGCCAAACCAGAACAAAGAACTATTTTTGTAAAGTTTGACAGTCACACCGTTGAGCGTACCAGAAAACAGTGTCGGGATGATGTCAGAGACAAACAGATTGACGCTTGCACGGCTTGGGCGCATAGCGTCAAAGATACTTTCTCCGCTGTACTCAATAGTCATAGCGTCTGACAGCAACTTGACTTCTGTATTGCTGCCACTGCCAGACGTTGTGATTTCCAGACGCATTGAGTTATTATCAATGTCTTTAAAGTCGCTGTAATATGTCATCTGTTTATCTTATACCAATATTTTTTCCGACTGCTTTCTGCTGCTTTGCATAGTTACTGAAAGCGAGATACAAGTCTGCACCGCGTACGACTGCACCGACGTACTGCATTTGTTGACTTTGATTTGCAACAGTACCACCGTCTAACAGACGCATAAATCTTGATTGGTCTGACTGCGTAAGGACAGCCTCGCCGCTGTTGACTCTGATGATTTGTGAATCGCCTACGTAACTGCCACCGCTTACAATACCGCCCTGGGCATAGCCAGAAAGACTATGTATTTGAGCGATAACGCTTGCTACTGTTGCAAGTCCAGAAATTGCAAAGCCGAGCATTCCCCAACCAGTTGACGTGACAGTCGGGCTTGCTGCTGCTTGTGTATATGCAGAGATAATCGAGGCGATTGCTTGTGCTATGATACCCGCAATGTTTAACTCTGGACTTTTGAAACTGCTGCCGAGACTGCTGAAAGCACTGCCGACCTCTCCGACCATGCTGCCGACTTTGCCCCACTGTTCTGCATTTTCTTGTATGCGTTTGTTTTCTGCTGTGATAGTCTTTGCTGACTCTCCTAACTCAGTCTGCTTTGCTTTCGTGCTTTCGATTTCTTCACCGAGTAACTTGTAAGCATCTGCACCCTTATCACCTAACTTTGCATACTCGTTTTGTAAGTCCTGCAGTTGCTTAATGAGCGAGTCGTTAAAGTTCATTTGCGTCTGTATATACGACAAGTCACGCTCTGAGTTTGGCTTATCATTGCCGACTGCAACGTCAAAACTGCTGAAAGTCTGCTGACGTGCAATCTTATCGTTTTTCTCAGTTAGTGACTGCAACTGCTTTGCAATCTTATCTTCTGGCACATACAAGCCGAGTTCTATTTTCTTGCTTTCGATTGCTTTTGTCAAATCGTTGACTTTCTTCTGATAGTCAGAAGGTGTCAAAGTGATCAGGCCGTCTTTGTACTTCTTTTGTAACTCAGACAATTGATTTTCTAAGTCTGACAGACTACCCGCTGCAAATGTCGGCTTATTAGATGTGTGAGTGTTGCCCGTCTTTTTGTTAGTAGTCTGCTGTACAGTCTTAGCGTTCTGAGCCAACTGAGCCATTTGACCGACTGTTTCGTTAATCTCTGCGTTAATGTCATTATAATCTGACTGAATGTTTTGTAACGTTGCATCAGTCTTTGCAAGTTCTGCGTTTGCTTCTGCTGCACCCTTGGCAGTGTATGCAAACTTTCCAGACGCTTGATTGTACGTGAACTTTCCACCGTTGTACGTGCCGCCCGTTCTGTCAGCGGTGAAACTTGACATATTGCTTGGTGCTGCATCACCCTGCTGCACTTTCACTTGATTGTATCTGTTGAAAAACTGCTGTTCTAACTCTATCTGCTTAGTGTAAAGTGCTGTTGCTTTCGCTGCGAGTGCTGCGGACTTCGCACGTGCCTTAAACGCTTCGACAATTGCGTCTGTATTTCCGTTAAAGACGTTTTCTGCATCTTTTACATCTTTGACTTTCAATCCGAGTTCGTCCAACTCTTTTTGATGTGTCTTTATCCACTGCACCCGCTGCATATCTGATGTGAGTGACTTGTAAGATGCAGCAAGTTCGGTGTACTTAGTCATTAACTGTGCGTAAGTGCTTGCAAGTGCTGATGTGTAAGACTTCTGCACGTCTTCCATCATTTCAGTCTTACGCTTGGAGTTTTCCAACTCCTTTTGACGCTTCTTTTCTGCTTCTGTCGCTTCATCAGACTTAGACGCAAAAGCATACAGAGCCACACCAACAGCCGCTACCGCTGTTGCAAGTAAAACGTATGGATTTGCTTTCGCTATCGCATTAAAAGCGGCCTGCGCCACTGTAGCGGCTTTTGTGGCGATAATTCCGCGCCCTTCTGCTGCTGTTCTGACTGAGATTGCTGCTGCAAGTGCTGCCTCTTGCACTTTCCGCACTGACAGCATCAGTGCTGATTGTGCCTGTAAAGCATTGATGATTTTGACTGATGCTGCTGATGCAGTCTAAATCAGAATCAGTTGTGCAATTGCTTTCTGTAGTTTCTCAGTCTCGCCGCCCGCTAACTGAGTGACAGCGACCATTGCAGACATAGATGTCGAAACTGTACTGATGCCCTCAGTTAAAGCATCAGTCTTAAAACTGTCTGATGATAACTGCTTGATTTCTGCTGCTGTGTCTGCAATCTAATCTTTGAATTGGGCGGCTTTTTCTTTCGCTTCGTTCAACTGCTTTGCAAGTGCTGCACCAATATCAGACTTTTTCTGTTCGTCACTGAGATTAGCGTAGGACATTTCAAGCGAAATGACTTCTTTTGTCAATTCGCTTAACTTACGCTTATAGTTAGTGATTGAGCCAACAACTTTGCTAAAGTTCTGGGCTTGCTCTCCGACTGACTTTCCAAAGTCTTTGACTGCTTGTTTATCAGCGTTTATCTATTGTTTAAGCCCGCCATCGTTGAGGCTTAAATCCACCTTCAGTGTGCTCATATATCTGTATATCTTTTATTAAACTTTGTCTGTCATTGTCTGTTGACTATTGATGTAGTCTTCAAGTGCTTTTGACTGCTTCTGCATCTGTTCAAAATCGTCTTTGCTTAACTGTTCTTTGTCTGCATCGTCTTCGTCAAATGGGAGTCTGTAAATGTCTGTCAGATTCAGTTTCTTTTTACTATTCATCTGGCAGTTTAAAAAGTTGCTTATACGCTGTGACTCCCATAGTGAACGGTCTGCAAATTGTATGTTATCAAGTATGTCTGAGAGTTCTGACAGTAACATTTCATCAAGAAAGTACGGCACCGAACAAACTTTGTACTCAAAGCAAAGCAGACGAAAGTAATAATGTGCTCTGCACTTTATTTCTTTTTGCTTCGACTGACTTTTTTTTTGCTGTCTGTCTGCTGTTCTGGCTCTGCTTTCTTTCTCAGATTCAAAACGCTCTGCTGATAATCACTGTACCACTCTATAAAGTCATAAAAGACTGTCGGATGGTCTGAAATCCAATCAAGGAAATCATCAAACTTTAGTGTTTCGTCTTTAGTCAGTGCTACAAGCGTACAGAATAGATATTGCAGCCACTCAGATTCATTTTGAGCCGTGAAAGTGTGTCCGACTGCATCTTCAAAAAGCATATCTGCACGAAAACTGAATTTCAGAGTAATGTCTCTGTCGTTATATTTGATTGTCATATTAAATAAAGAAACTATTTACTGTATTTATCCAACCTATAAAAACACGAAAAGAGCGTCAAAGACTGACGCTCTTAATTGCTAAGAAAACTACAAAGAGAAATACAAATTAAGTGTAACTCTTAGGCGTTGCGGGTGCTGTATCAAGCAATCTGCCCGACCCAGTAAACTCCACGTCCATAGTGCAAGTTTCGCCATCGTTAGCGGTGATTGATGCTGACGTAACGATTGCATCTCCGTAACGCACGAAACCACTGCCAACACTCCACGAAATATTAGTGCTGATGTCTGTGACAGACTTTAAACCATCCTGCCAATTGGCTTCTGAAATAGTAGCGAAAGCAACGGTGTACTGCTGCCCCGTCTGAGCCATGCCCATAACTTTTGCTGCATTGTCAGTAGTAAAGAGCATTGAGCCGCTGCACGACCAATTAGAGCCAGTCGTTTCGACAAGTGGATGCAGTCCCATATCTTTGCTGCTTACAGTCTGAGTCTCGTTTGATACTTGCAGACTGTTTGCTGTTGCGTGGCCGAAAGCAACGTACTTGGTACCATTGTGATAAAACAATTGTAACTGATTACCTTTAGTCATAATATTATGTGTGTAAATTTTTTATTTTAATCTGATTTACTCTATTTATCTCAGTCAGAAAAAGTCAAAATGCAGTAACTTTCACATCGAAAGAAAGACGCTGCACAAAGACATTTTCAATCTGGTCTTCTGTGCTTCCTACAAGTCTGATTTGGCTGATGTAGATGTCATCGTCTTTATATGCTTTTTCTTCAAGCAACACTCTGACTGCTTCTGCAATCTCGACTGTCTGGCCGTAGTCATCAGAGACACATATAATATCGACTGGCGTACTGTCTTCAAACCATCCATCTTTAGTGTAACTGCTGCTGATGTTTCCATGCATGAAACTGATATACGGAAATATGGTCGGCTACAATATGAGCGGTCTGATGTTCTGCACTTCTACAAGTGCCGTGACTGCTTCTGATTCAGTCAGAAACTTATTAATATATTTGTTTATTGAAAGTGCATTTTTCATTGTCATTACTTCGGTGCATTTTTGGCGATTAAGTCATTTATCACTTTATCAAGCGAGACTGTCAGATTACTCATAACGCTCTGTGCTTTCTGAAAGTAATTGAGTGCTTTGATACGTCCGAGCGGCTTTCCCTTTTTGTACGTTCTGCCGAGTGAATCTGTGTACTCTCTCTTTGTCTCTCTTGGCTGCGTTCCACCCTCAAAGAAACGTGCTCTGTACGTGCCAGATCCGGATGACCTAACGCCGAGCACGTGTACTTTCGTGCTAACAGTGTCACCCTCGACTTTGATTTTTGAAACACGTACTGCATCAATGAGTTTGTCTTTAAATCCGCTCTGACTGCTTCTGCTTGCTGCTGGCAATGTCTGACGGAAATAGTTTTTTGCAGTCTCTTTATACTCTTTTGCTACTGTTCCGAGTGCTTTAGAGTACAAGTCTGTACACTAATCAGACGTGAAGAAACTGAGCATTTCTTCAACTTCGTCTGTCTCTGCATAGATGCCGACATTCTGTTTATTATGTACAGACTTACGCTGTTTGCTGTAACTGCTGTGTCTGCTTGCAAAATCACTCATTTATTAACTCAGTAACTAACGTTTGACTGTTGTTTCGCTTGTCTGGATTGATGCTGATGATACGGTACAACTGACAATAATACTTGATGCGGTCTGTCGGTCTGATATTGAGATAGTATCTCACAGTAAATTCGACTGTCTCAGCAAAGAACACCTCTTGCACATCGACTGTCTTACTGCCAGACATATATCTGACTGCTGCTTTCGTCTTGGTGTATGTCTGCCACGACTCTTTATCAATGCCGTACTAATCACGCTCTTTGACTGAGCGTAATATCTCAATGTTTTCGTTTAGTGCTCCTGCTCTCATACTCCGAAACTTGTATCAAATGCGTAACTTTTATATGGCTGCAATAGGTACTGATAAGCAAGCGGAATTTCACTTGCAGTTGCAAAGCTGACTGACTCTCTGTTTGCATAGAAATGACCGACCAACAACAATATAGCGTGTTTAACGGCTGCGGGTAGTCTTCCGTGTTCGTCAACTATCTCTGTCAGTGGACGCTAAATGTGATTTTCAACAGCACACTCAGCGGCTTTGCAGAGTGCTTTAATATATTCGTCATCTTCCACCCACGACTCATCAATATTAAGATGCTTTTTCAGAATTACAGTATCAATATACATAAATCAGACTTGTGACTTTTTCTGTATTTATCTGAGTGTCGGAAAGACAAAAAAACACTCTCTTTGCAACTGACAAAGAGAGTGAGAAATTTTTCTTCAATATAAAATATGTGTCTGAGCAAATATTCAAATTCAAGAAACCTTACCGAATGCGAAAGCGTTCTTTCTGGTAAATTTGACGTCGCAAAAAGCATTGACAATCAAATTAACAGTTCCGTTTGACAGTGATGCTGTATCGCGGACTGTATCAATCTGCACGTTATCCCAAGTGCCGATAACGACATTTGACCAATCGCCATAAATCACGTTGACAGACACATCGTTAAGATGGCCAGTGCTAAGTACCTCAGTACCGTCAATTTCACCGTTCTGCATAGTCAGTTCGGTAGTCTTTGCAGACTTAGGCATTGCACGGAGTTTGCCACGTCCAGACGGCGAAACTACATACTTACATTTTGAAACATCTACGTTTGCGGCTTCGACTGTTGCCTCCATATTCGTAAGTGCTGAGAAAGTTGAAACATCTGTGATACTTGCATTTGCAACACCGTTGATGATACCAGCGTAAACGTCTGTAGATTCTGCCTGGCGACCAAAGACTTTGTCCTCTACTGCTGCATAGACTGCGGCTTCAATGTCAGCACGAATAATGGGCTCAATAGAATCAGTCTGGGCGAGCATTTCAAGACTGATAGGAATACGTGCCGTGATGCGTTTCGGGCTCAACTTCACTGATGTGATTGAACCACTGCCGTCACTTGCGTCTGCTGTCTCGTTTGCAAACTTTGCTTCTGTTGCTCCGAATACGGGCACCTGAATATTATTCTTAATGCCAGTGATAACTCTTGCACCTGCATCAGTCAGCACGTTCTTTGCTCGGAGTGCTTCAAAAGGCGTCCAAATGTCAGTGCCTACTACATCAGTACCTTCATCAGTCACAGTGTATGCACGCAAATCGATTTTGTTTGTACCGCTTTCAATTGCTGAGCGGATTTCTTTAGTAAGTGAAAACTTTTCCATATTAGAAATATTCCTATTATTTTGATTTTTTTCTTTTTCTTCGTCTTCGTCATTGTCAGTGCTTTCATCTGTCGGCTCTGGCTCTGAGTCGGTATTATTTATCTGAGTGTCAGACGGCTCATTTTCGATTTCCTCTTTATCTTTCTTTTCGTCTTCATCGTCTGCCCGATTTTCGTCAGTCGGCTCTGTCTGTTCTGGCTCTGTCTGAGCCTCTTGCAGTTCCTTGATTTTCTGTTCTTGCTCGTCAATAATGGCTTTCAGCAACTCAATTTCTTGCAAGTCTGCTTCGTTGTGCAAATCTTTGTTATCTTCCATGTCTTTATTTAGTTCTGATAATTTTTCAAGTGCTCGTTTGCTGCACGTTGTACTTTCATAAGCAGGCTGATAAACTGGGCTGATGTCGTACAGACGTGCAATCTTATTTATCTGGCGTACAATGACACCGTCTGAGCGTTTCGTCCAAGTCTCTGCACCGTCTTCGTTGCTGACTGTAAACGCAAATGAAGACTGTGAGATTTCACCGCGCTTGATGTGCTCAAGAAGTTCGTCACCGTTTGCGGTGTTCGGTGCTTCAAACTCATAATAAACGCCGTCATTGTCAACAGTCAGAGTCAGTGAGCCAACGCCATGATTTGAACGTGCTAACACTGTATTTTCATTGTGATTCAACAGTGCAAACACATCAGACGTTTTGATTGTTTCTTCGGTGATTGCGCCACGCTTGATTATTTCGACAAAACCCATATTGACTGATTCTGTCTCAAAGCGGACTGCATAGCCGCTGACAGTGCGACCGCTTGCAGACTGTATCTCCGCTTTTCTAATTTCTTTTTGTGCGTCCATATACGTTATTTATCTGAGTCAGATTTTATTGTATTTTGCTTTATGTCAGAGTATGCGACTGAAAGACTGTCTGCACCGTCTTTGACGTTTAGACCGAGCATTTCTCTGGCTTCGTTTCGTGTGATAATTCCTGCATTTGTGAGAGTCTGCAAGTAAGATGCTGTTGACTGCTTGTTAGTACGTAACAACTCATTTTCGTCAAAGTCAATAAAGATAGTCTCTCGCTCTGATGGTGACAGCATCTTTCTATTGATTTCCTCTTCAATGAGCGTCAAAATCGGCTGAATACATTGCAGTAAAAATTGAATGTTTACAGATTCAATATTATTGATTTGTGAGCCGTCCAAGAGTGGCAGCGGTACACACAGAAAGCGTGCAACTTCTTCGATGTTAAATTTACGACTTTCTGCTAATTGACTGTCTAACGGCGAAACATTCAAAGGAATTAGTTCCAAGTCATAAGGAATAAACTTGATTAGATTGTTTGATTTCGTTGTATTCACTTCGCCTTGCACTAACTTCATAGCGTCCTACGCTTGCTTTCCAATCATTGCCGTCTTTGCTTTAAGTATGCCCGTAGTCATACCAGATTTTGCATAGTAATCAAGTGCGGTGTTTTCGACGTAGTTTGCTGTTTCGATTGTTCGTGACGCATACTTAAAAACACTGATGCCGTTGATACCGTCTTCACTTCGTAAATAGAAATGCAGAATGTCTTTCGGCTCGACTTTGCCGATATTGAGACACTGATAATAAGTCTTTCGTGTCTTCTTATTGTAGTAAATCGTTACGTCTGTAGCAGGTACGTAAACAAGTTCGGTGACAATGCCGTCTTTCGCTCTATTCAGATAGACAAAGCCGTTGCCGTGTCTTAGCATATCACTGACTGCACATTTTATCAGCATAAATCTCGTTAATTGGCTGTTATTGATAGCAAACTTAATTGAGTGCTGTTTAAGTACGTGTGTCTGGCTGTCTTCGTCTCGCTGCTTTACTTCAATGGGTATCTCTGCAAGTGTGTTGCTGATAAGTTCTATTGCACTGTAGATTGCAGACAGAGACATTGAGTTATTTGAATGAAAATTTACGAGATTCAAGCCACTCAGAGCGGTCTGGCAGTAATCGTCTGTCAGTCCTCTTTGTTCTTTGTTACGCTTGAAAATATCAAAAAATGCCATATAAGAAAAAATGTCTTTTGCTGTATTTATCTTTGTTCGGTAACATCAGAAATCAATTGTGAAATATCGAAACCCGCTGCACGGCTCAAATATGCGCCAAGTGCTTCGCACATACTTATTACAGTATCAATCTTTTGTGCTTTCTATGCTTTGTCTGGCTTGCAGTTATCATTGTGGTCTGACTTGATGCGGACGTTTGAAAAACACCATCTGACTAACTCTGAATAATCAATGATGACTTTTCCACTGAGCAACAGTCTTTCAAGTTCCTTTGTCGGCTTGTTAAAATTGCCGATTGATTGACTGTACGGACACATAGGCAGTCCCGCCGACGTTGCAGACGTTGCAAACGCTGTTGCTGACCAACTATCATAAGCAACTGACATTATATAACTGCTTTCATTCAGTGTGAGCAAGTCTTTTAACATAACGTCATAATCTGCAACGTTGCCGCTTGTACTGATTAACTGATTTGCTTTCAGAAACAGTCTGTACAGATAGCCGTTTTCTGATTTGCTGATAGTTTCTTCAGGCAGATAAGCAAACGACTTGAAAACGTATTTGTCTGGCCAGACTTCACGCTCTGCATCTGGTGGAAACAGCACCGACCAACAAGTTAAGTCGCTGACAGCCGCTAAGTCTATACCAACGTAACACTCTGCATCTGTAAACTGCTGCAAATCTACTGTCTGCATCGATGCAGTAATATAACTGTCACTTATCCACGTTTCAAGTGACTGCACCCACGTATTGAGTGTTTTGACTCTTACGTCATTTTCTATCAGACTGCTTGTTTTCGCTTGAATGATTCTGTCTTTAATGTAATCGATGCTGACAGTGACGTTAAGATTTGGATTTGACTTTGGCCAGATCTGGCTGTCTCGCCAATCATCACCATCATCAAGCGTATAAATGAAAGCGA